GCTATTCAACTTCGCCTTACCCTTGGGGTGCAATCCCCGCTGCAACGCCTCTTCAAGCACCCGAATGCAATTGTGCTCGTGCTGTGGGTGGTCTTCAGCAAGCTCCCCAGCAATCACGAACGTCTTGCCAAACGTGGTGCCCTTAGAGACATCAGCGGTGCGCGCAGCTACTTCAGCGGCCTTGTCACCGGCCAGAGCAGGATGCTGCTCAGACCGTGAGCCCTCAGTCTGCTCGTCGGTCATGGCTTATGCCCGCTGCTCAAGAATGCTGAATGCCTGCTCAACACCAGGAGCAAAACCGCGGCGAGCCCGCATCTTGAGAATGGACTCATCGGTAAGAGCAGCCAAGCCATTACGGCCGTCAATGAAAATCGTCTCGGGACCGGACCGGACACCCAGCAGCAAGTACATCGGATTACCAATGATCAGCAGCGGGTTACCCGTTGGTGCTGAGGTCGGGGCAGCCGAGGTCTTGGCACCCAAGCTCCAATGCACCCGGTACCCAAAGACCGTGTCAGCGGTCGGACCCTGGCCACCACCGGGAACACCGGTAGAACCTTCTTGGAAGATCGGGCGGTTCTGAGAATCCAGGACTCCACGCAGGAGCTGCTTGTATTTCGGGTGAGCAACAACCACCGAGGCGGACTCATCGAAGTAGTCACCACCCTCATAAATGCCAGCAACAGTGCTGAGGTTGGCATATGTGATGGCCGGTGCGCCGGTTGCAGTCTGCGTGATATTGGCGTTTGCGGTGTAGCTGGTGTTCGAGTCGGTCTGCGTCAGCAGGTAGTACAGAGAGTCGAACGCACAGCCGCTGGATCCCTTAGCCGCAGTGACCGCGAGGCAAGCGTTATCCAGAATCTTGGCGTACGCAGTGGCCCAGTCAACGGTCTTGGTGTTGACAATATCGGCCAGTGAGTCGGCGATGTCCTCTTCCGCGATGCGGACAGCCTGGCCGAACTTCTGCTCGCGCAGCACAACCTCATCATTGGCTGTGGTGTCCTCGGAGTAAGCACCGCCCTTGGCGACCATGCCGATACCAACGCCACCAGAGCGGGGAGTCGAGCGAGTCTGGGTCTGCATCGGAATCCGCTGGGCATAATTCTCAACGGCAGAAACCTGATTAACCTTCGTAATGACGTTAGAACCGAATTCCTCGGGAATCCACGCCTCATAAGTATTACGTGCCATGCTGGTAGCCCTTCAGGGACCTAAACGGGATGGGGGACTGCCGTCGCGTCCCATCCGGGTCCGCTGGGCTACACGGCCACCTGGCCGAACAACCGGTGCGCAACTACCTGCTGCGCGATACCTGCATTCTACACCCTTAGGTGGCCAAACCTGCTTGCAGTGTCCTGATCTCAGAACGCAAGCTCACGATCTCATCGCGGGCGCTGGCCAGCTCAGACCGCAGAAACTTGATCTGCTCTAGGTAGGGATCCAGCAGGGATACCGCGGTGCTGCTGAGTACTTGTGTCGAGTCCACACCAGCCCGGAACGCGTCAGCGGTGATCCTCTTACGCTCCGGCCCGATTTTGAGCAGAGCAGCAAGCCCAGCCAGTCCACCAGCGGCGGCCAGGGCGTACCCGCTGAACTGAACGATAGTGGTGATCACATCGTCTCCGGTGCGGCTAGTTTTTGCAGCCCATGTTTTAATGTTCTGATCTCTTTATAGATCTGACGAACACGAGCCCAGTTAATCCCAGCGTATAACGCGATGAGAGACACAATCAGGATCACATGCACGATGCCCGCGCGGTCAGCGAAAGCAAGGAACGCCACACCGTAGCCCGTACATATACCTATCAGCACCAGTAGTCCAGATTTTTCCACTAGCAACCCTGTGAAGTTGTGCAAAATAATCCCGGTAGCCACCACCACAGCCCCGACAGTTAAACCCCCGTACCACAGAGCCTGACTCCATGTCGGAAAACTAGCCGTAATAACCTCGCCAGAACTACCAGACAGCCACGCGGTCGCTACCCAAAACACAGTGAGAACCATCAGCAACAGCTGATACCAGTTTCGCCCCGCACTTATCACTGATTCACCATCGCTGCGATCTTCTCGCCCGTGGTCAGCGTGCGGCCGTTGGTGCCTGGCCGGTCGCTGGCGGAGACCCTAGGCGCGCGGGTCTGCCTCTCCTGGCTGCCGAACAGCTCTGGGTAGTCGGCCTTGACCGTGGCCACCTGCTCAGTGAGCCCCGACACCTCGCCGTCGTCATCGATACCCAGAGCTTCGAGGTCTAGCAGCTTGACCATCTTGGCCACTCGATCCGAGCCGCCCTGAAGCCCGGCCTCCAAGAACGCGGCCTTGGCGGCTGCCCGGACCGCTACCGGCTTGAGCCGCTTCTCAGCAGCCTCCTGGGCCTCACGAACGGCCTTGCCAGCATCGTCCTCGGTCTGCCGCTGGGCCGCTTGGAGCTGCTCGCGTCGCTGCTTGGCTTCCGCGTTGGCCTTAGCTAGAGCTTTCTGGGTCTTGTCCCAGTCTTCCTTGCTCGGAGGAGTCCAGTCGTCACTGCCGGTTGCCGCATCTTGATCTGTGCCAGTGTCGCCCTGAGTGGTGTCCTCATCGGCCATATCTGCCCCAATTCATCGGTTGTTGTAATCCTACGGCTTTGGCACGGTACGTGACGAGAAGTGTCCGAGCCGCACCGCGCGGCGGGCCGTCTGCTCGACACTCTTGGGCAGCCCCGCTCCCCGCTGTAGCAGTCGATCAGCAGCTTGGAGCCGGGCATTCTCAGATTCCGAGGGCAAAGACCACCCTTTAAGGACGCTTCTGCGGGCTTCTCGCTTCAATGCATCCGATAGTGAGTAATCGGTGTCGCTGCCCAGCCAGGGCGTAATTCTGCATCGGCAATGTGGGTGCAACGGAGGCCGGTCAAGGATCGGGCTCATTAGCTTCAGTGGCTTGGCCGCAAATGTGAGATCTGACGGGAAGTGCTGGCCGGGCTCAGCGATAACACCGCTGTAGGCGATGCAATGCAGGCAGGCATCCCGCTCGGCAACCCACATCTTCCCGGCGCCTAATGCGTCGGCTACCTGAGCAGATCCGTGGTTGACCTCTCGGTTGGTCACCCAACGGCTAGCGCGCTCGACATCGGCCGCAGCTCCGCTGGCAACTGCTACCGCGGGTATTACGTCAGCATGGGTTCCACTCCTGATAGCCCGCGTCACCCGCTGAGCGCGCGCCAGCCGGTCTGCCACGGTGGCCGCAACCTTATCGATGGCCTCTGCGGTGTCGCGGCCTACAGCGGCATTCTGGAGTGCAGGCGGCAGCGGCAACTTCAGCTCGGCAACCGCCTGGGTCACGCCTAGAATCCTGGCACGCTCAGCCCAGTAGGTGAGCTGCTGTGAAGGCTCAAACTGAACGAGTGAAATCCGGCCACGAAGCTCGGCCAGGAGGCCTGGCAGCCGGGCAGGGTCGGCCTGGGCTGTCAACGCGCCGAAGTCCTGCACCCAGCGGACAGCTAGCCATTGCGAGATGGCTTGGAGCTGATCCCTGAGGCTTGATGACGCGGATTCCGCAGCCAGGTGCTCTAACGCCTCGGCCTCATCGGCGTGAGCGAAGAGCTGCTCTAGCCGGTCAGCCATCATTCTCCGCACTGGGCAGCGGGATAATCGAATCCACCAGCTGCTGCAACCGCGCGGAATCTAGGACTCCAAGACTCTGGGCGGTGCCGAGACTGGCTAGAGCCTGGCCGATCTTCACCAGCAAATCAACATTGAACGGAATATCTTGGTCACTGGATCCGAACCACTTCTCTACCTGCTTGTCTGAATACCCGGCTTCGATGAACGCCTGCTCTACCGGGACACCAGCCTCAAGCTTCTGGGCAACCGTCTGCCAGCCTTCGAGATCGTTAACCGTCTGGGCCGGGGTCCAACGCACCGTGACCTCAGGATTAGCGAACCCCGCTACCTTGAGCGCAAATACGAACAGCTCGCGCCAGGTGTCGCCGAAAAAAAGCTGCCGATCCTCCACCTTGTGCACAAACGGGGCCTCTGCCGTCCTGAGGCTTTCGCCGCTCGGATGGTCGCCGGTTGGGTCGATTCGGTGCAGCGGAGTGTTCGTGATCTCGGCACCCATCCGCAGGTAGGTGAGCATCGGATCGGTGAAGTTGCCGTGATCGGCCACGTCGAACTGGCCAACGCCTTTGGCACCTTTCAGCATCCACAATGAACCGGGGTCAGCTTGGAACTGTGAGCGTGCCTCACCAGCCGGGGGAATCGTTGACCCTGTGCTCGTGTCCGCAAAGCTAAATGTGTCCTCATCGGCGTCTGCTGCTTCCGAGGTGTCCGTATCCGGATCCAGCGACATCCATCGTTGCGGAAATGCCTGGTAATCCACACCCGCCATGTGCAGCAGGATCAGTTTGTGGATCGCATCCTGCGGTCCGTAGAAGCCCTTGTGCTCAGGCTCGCCGTACGGCTGATCCGTGCGGAAGTGGAAGATAGGGATCTCGCCAAACGGATTGAGGTACGGCCACAGGTCGCCATCCTGATCCGTGTAGGGCAACCAATCCTGAGCGTGAGAACCCTTGGCACCGGGCTTAGTAATCCACTTCTGAATGTGGTCAGGGTAAAAGAGGTCAACCCGAGTTTGCTTGCCAACCGCCCACCGCTTAATAGCGTAGGACTTGCGCAACGGGTTCTCGGTATCGTAGAACATCCGCACACATTGTGGTGAGTTGTAAAAGATATCGATCTGGTCTTCATCGTCAGGTGACGGCCAGACCATCACGTAGGCGTCACCGAATTCACAAGCCCGCCGGATGATCTGACGAGACTGCAACATGATCTTGTTATCCAGCCAGAGCTGTCCCAGCGTGGCATCGGCGGCTTGATCCATGGTATTCACCGCGGCGAGGCGTAGCCGCTCAGCTACTGCGTCTACCGGCGTCCGGGCGAAGTTGAAGCGAAGGGCTATGCCGCTGCGCATCATGGCTCGACGCAGCCGGGCACTCGCGAAGAATTCCGGGATATCACCCTCGTAGTATTGCTGGGCCTTGGAGTAGCCCGGCTCGGCGTCGTCCAGAGCCTCTAGACCGTTTATTAGATCATCGAGGCTAGGAGGGATATCATCGGGCATCCCAGTCAGTCCGGTTAGCGGACCGTTGAGAACAATAGGATTTGTCATTAGTCATCCCCTAGATAGTTTACATTCGTGACACTCACAGCCCTCTTCTTGCCCATGAACTTAGCTACGCCCGTACCGATTGCGTCCACGATGTCGTCATTCGGACCTTTCGGGAAGCTGACCATTTGTTCCTCTGCTGCGGGCAGTCGCTGCTCATGGAGCACCCGGCCACGTTGGTAGAGATTCAACAGGTCAGCTGCCCGGATCTCCTTGGGTATGGATTGGTGCACCGTGGAGAGCTTGACCGGCAGGTCATGCAGTATGGCTTTCCAGGTGTCGCCGCCCTGGTTGCTCTCGACCACCACACCCACAGTCTCAGGGAATGCATCCAAGGTGCGAAGCACAATCTCCCGCAGCTGATCGCCTGGCTGGACTTTGTAGGTCCGGGCATACCGGACTACACACTTATTCAGCGGCCTGCTGTGGCCGACGACAGCTAACGCAGTGAAGTCTGATTTCTTCTTGCTGGTCACCGCGGGGTCAATGCTCAGCAGCTGGCCGGTCAGCGGCTCAGGCAACCCATACCGGAAATCGTCATCATTCCAGTAGACACCATCCGCGGCCATCGGATCGTTCTGCATGTTCTTTCGGAAGGCGCGGGTATGCCTGATGCTGTTGAGATATTCGAGCGACCACTTGTCAGGCCAGACCGACCGCTCTGTGCCGTCGCCGTTGTCCAGAATTGCCGGGTAGTAGTGGCACATGAAGTTCTCGGACTGCACCCATTCCGCGGGCTCGTCGCCTGGCTGCGTTCTGGTCTTCACGAGATCATGGATCAAGCTGCCAGGCATCGTCACCGTGCCGACGAGCACAACACGAGCGAAGACGTTAAGCGGTAAGATTGCGTCGATTAGCGTGCGCTCGCGCTTCTCTTTCTGGTACGCGCTGTAGTTCGCTTCGTCGGGCTCGATATCGTCTAAGATCAGAAGATCCGGGCGCCTCTCATCAACCTTCATCCCCAGGGATGCCGAATCAATGCCCTTCGCTGCGAAAGTAAATCCAGCTTTGGTGACCAGCATCGAGGATCGATCAGCCTTGACCGTGCCAGTAGGACGGCGTGCTGGCTGGCACAGCAAGGGGAAGTCATTACGTAGGAGTTTGTTGGTGTCCAGCTCGTGCTTGAAAGATGCGAGGTGCATCTCTGCCTGGGCTGCCGAGTCTGCAAACGCGGCAATAAACTTCCGGTGTCCGTGCGCGGCAGCCCAGAGCGGGAGAATCAGGAACAGCCAGGTGGATTTGCCACAGTTTCTGGGGGCCACATAGGCGTCGCGGTGCTGCGCGGGCTCTGTATCCGCGAGCACCCATCGCCGCGCCTGGGTTACTAGGTCATGGTGAAACTCGCTGAAGGTGATCTGGCCGCCGGTCTCATCGCCTCGCAGGTGGTGCGGCAGGTAGATCAGGGCGAAGGCCAACGGATCGACCCGGCTCACGGCCCGCCGGTACTCAGCAGACCGGACCAGCGCATCGAGGCTGAACCCACCCAGGTAGGCCCCCAGATCGAACGCTGCGGGCCTGAAAGCCTCGGGCGCGTAGGCCAGGGTGGGCGCGGTCACGAGAGCCCGTGTATGTCGCCAGCGTCGAGACGGTCCGCGGCATCCCGTGCCGCCTGAGCCACCAGCCCGGAAGCAAACGTGCCGAACCACCTACGACGAGAATCCGGCCGCTCTACCGCGACAGCAAACCGACGCAATGATTCGGCATCCGCGGGTGTCAGCGGAGCTAAGTTGATGCGTGATCGGGTAGTCACGCGCGCTTCCTCACACCCTTACGCAGCGGCAACCGCCGGAACCTGACAACCGGACCACCCGCAGTCTTGTGAGCTTCCTTGCGAGCGAAACGACGCAGACGCGGGTTTGCCCAAAACAGCCGCCACTGGGCCTTGCTCACGAATCCGTGCGGCAGGCCGCCACGACGCTTAGCCATCACAGCTCGCCTCGAATCCGAGCCTCGGTATTTGCCGCCTGCATTTGGGCTTCCGCAACCAGCTCAGCCAGGGCAATGTCTTCCTGGGTGACCTCGGTAATCGTCGCTTCGACCTTCTCGGGTGCGTCGAGTCCGAGCAGCTTGGCTTCCCGCTCTAGCAGCCGAGTGCCAACCTCGATATTGCGCGCAACGTACTGATCCCGGTTGATCTGCTCGTTGAGCTTGGCCAGCCAGGATTTGATCTGGTCAAGGTGTCGTGTTCGCACTTGTTCGGCGATACCGGGCTCAGTGGGCTCTAGGGCTGGCGAAACGCGGGCACACTTGCCGTTGATGCGCTTGTGCACCGTGCTCGGCGCCAGGCCGGTGCGCTCCGCAATCTGGCGGATGGTCATGCCCTCTAGCTGGAGTTTGTAGCACTCCGCCTCTTGCTCAGCGACAACCGCGGGAGGCGTAATGCGTTGTGCGATGGCTCCCATGATCGTTCGTCACCTGCGTTCGTGTGTTCGCTGAACCGGTATTCAGCGGTTGTTGAGATTCTACAACTTTAGGAAGCCCGCGCAGGTCGGCGTTAAGGGGCGCTGCCCCCACCCGAGAGGAGTTTCTGACCTTGGCTCAGGAGATGGGTCTTAGTGAGCTTTGACGCGGGCTACCTACTGAGACGGCCTGGCAGCCCAGGTGGTTCCGTCAACGAAGTTTTGAGCACAGACGACGATGATCTTGGTCACCGAAGTCCAACACACTTCTTCGTTACTCCATTCGAGTGTTCTAGTGATCTTGGAGCTGACTGTTCCTGACTGTTCCTGACTGTTCCCCGTGTGTTCCCCAGGAACGGTCAACCCCACTGTTCCCGACCGTTCCCGTCCCCTTTGGGGGGACGGTGGTCTGGGGAACGGTGAGAGGTACGGTTGCTAAGATCATTTTAATGCTGATCATGGGGAACAGTCGCAGCGTTCCAAGGGGCCTGCACGGGTGTGTTCGGTAGCTCAGACGGCAGTGAGTAAATTTTCGAGCCGCGGGGACCATCGGTCTCCAGCACGCGATCGGTGTAGACCAGTCTCGTGATCGCTTCGTCCACTCGGCTCTTGGCAACGTGCACCAGCTGGTGCATGAGCCGCTTGTTCGCTGGCTTCCCTTCACCTCGGAGCTTGGCCAACGCAGCCAGCACGGCCGCTTCGTCGGCTACGGCCTTGGGGTCCGGCTCGTAGACGCCACTTTCCTGGCCCTCAGAGCCCTCCTGAGCGCCCTCACCGTCCTCATCGGTCGCCTGGTGCCCAGCGCCCGGCAGCTTGGGCTTGGGGAGCACGAGAGAGGCTGTCGAGCCGGGCGGCGTGGCACCGTGCCACCACACCTGCTCAGCGTTATCTGTTGCGGCCGAGTCATCCACGATGAAGGACCCCATAAAAAACCAGCCAGCCTCCTTCTTGGTGTTGGGCTCACCGTGCTTTTTCACCTCGCCGTAGCGGTCTTTGACGACGCTCAGGGACGACGAACCTTTGCGCCCCTTGGTGATGGGCCGGGACGTGGCTACCAGCCGCAGAGCAACCCCATCACACTCGTCTAACCAGGCCGTACTGCCGAACGAGTGTCGCTCGTCTTGCCGCTGGCGATCCTTGACCGGATGGCCGAGCGAGAGCACCGCTGCTCCTACCGATGTCGCTGGCTTGACGAACAGCGTCCGGTACTGGGCAACTGATTTAGGGTGCATAATTTCTTCGCCGTGCTGGCTGACCGCTGCATTGATACCATCGAGCACTACCAAAGTAGGAGCGGCGGGCAACTTTAGGAGAGCCTGTGCGAACGAGCCTTCATCCCATTTTGTCTCACAGTTCATCCACACGAACTGCTTGCGGATGGTATCGGTATCTATACCAAGCGGCTGCCCGAAATTCCGCATCCTCTCCAGCGTTCCCCGCGGGTCAGTCTCCTCAAAATGCAGGTACACAACCAGGCCGCCATCACGGATCACGCTCACGGACTGCCACACGGCAAACAAGCTCTTGCCGGATTCTGTGAGTCCTACCACTGTGTGCCAGCGGCTTGGATATATCATCTGCACCCTGTCGTATTCCCGCCTGGCCCCGATATTCGGCTCAGGTGGTTGGTAGGTGCCATCCAAATACGGAGCGAGATCCACGATCCGATCATCGCTGCCCGCAACATAACCACTGGTGTTGAACGGGTCTGCCTGCTCCGGAGGTAGAGGATCTGGGTACACTGGGATAGGCTTTTTTAGTTGCCCATCTGCTAGCCCACTAGCGAGCCACTCTTCATCTTCGGTATCATGCCCACCGACCAGCGCATATGCCTTGTCACATGCTTTTATCAACACATCCCGAGCATCATTTTCGTCGTAGCCCAGATCAGCATGCATCACACCACCGAGGAGCAGTGCGGCACCCATAATTCGATAGCGCATACCAGTGCCCGACTTGTTCTTCATATTCTCCAACTCGGCCACTTTATTCGCCACAGCTTGAGACGCCCGAGACCTAGTTAATGGTGGGTATTGGTCTCGCTCAGCAAAGAAAGCATCCGCATCGGACTTGCTGGGAAATGCTCGTGGGGCCCCGGTAATAAAGGGCAGATTTTGCGGTTCTGGAGTGAGCCCAGAACGGTGCGGCGTGCCGAAGTTCACGCCGTACTGACCAGCAAAATTACCTTGTTGGTTCAGTACGATAGAACCAGGCCCAAAGACACCGCCACCGATACCTTTGACATCTACCCCAGGGGGATTACCATGCTTGCACCCAAACCCGGAGGATTGGTGGTACCGATGCCACCCACCGGACCAAGTTTGTACAATGAAACCTGCCTCATTAGCGCCACCAGCATTTAGATAATTCTGATTGCCATCGACGCCGGGCTTGATATCGGTGTCGATGACCGTCACTCGGCTCGGACCGCACGAAATCATGTACCCAGTAGCCCGCACAGCCATCCATTGTGCTTTAATAGCTTCTGGGTCGGTCAAGCCCCCTTCAGTCCAGTGCTCTGGCAATTTTTTGGGATCTTTTTTGCCTTTAGCATTTAGTTGAATGCGGCAGGGCCAAATCTGGTAGCCATAGCTCGCCATCCACAATGCGGCATCAAGTGCATCTTTGGTGTCGACGCTCATGCCACACCACCAAGCAGCCGCGCAAACGACTCATCGGACTGGCGGGTGTTGAGTATGTGACACACTTCGTCGGCTATCAGCCGGAAGGCATAACAGTGGCGTTCATCGAGACGCTTCATCTCGTGGCCGAGCGTCTGAGCGAACTTCCGCAGTCGCTCCGTGTCGAGCTGTGACAGCCTGTGTCGGATCTCGGTAAGACGACGGTTGAGGGCCAGCTCATAGAGATCTGAGATCTTGACAGATGCGGTAAAGTCGGTAGTAGTCATGGAGGTACAGCTCCTAGGCACTAGGCCCCCGGTTCGCCCCGGGGGCTAATTATTTGGGTAATGCACGCAATCTACGCGGATTCAGCTAAGAGGGATTCCGCTTCAACCCTGAGCGCCGTTCTGAGTCGGCCCAGGACTTCCGGTCTGATCCGCTTCTGCTGGCCACTCTCGATCATGTGCAGGTACCGGCGGGTGATCCCCGCTTCCTCG